CCGGTTTATCTCCCGGCTTATCTCCCGGTTTTTCGCCGGGTATTTTATCACCATCCGGCCTGTCATCACCGGGGCTAGTTGGAGTATCTTCGCCGGTTTCTCCGGTATCGCCTCCGTTATTTCCTCCACCATTATTTCCACCGCCGTTGTTGCCGCCGCCTCCGCCGCCGCCACCACCGCCGTTGCCGCCACCATCTCCGCCTCCCGGTTGCTGTCGAGGCCATTCAAATTGAGGCATAAAGAATTGGGGTGTTCCACCAAAGGCACCAGTAGGATTAACACCACCACCAGCTGCTCCCCAATCTTTAAGAAGACCCATCATTTCTTGGAGAGAAGGATAGCTATCTGTTCGACGCTCTTTGAACATTGCTAAGTCTTCACCAGTCTGGCCGATTCTTCCACCGCCTCGCTCAAATGCACCAATACCAGCTTCACCCAAAGCTGCATCTCGACCTGTTGCTTGACTTAACATATTAGCAAGCGAACTAACTTGATTTTGCGTCATTCCAATATCGGCACCAGTTAGTTGACTTTGGCCTTGTGCTAATGCGCCAAGTCCTTGCCCAGCTAAATTAGCCTGCGCACCAAAACCTTGCGATGCCTGATTGATTTGACCAGCAAGTCCTTGACCTTCTAATCCTTGTTGGGCATTTAAACCTTGGCCTAGCATCTGAGTTCTAGCACCAAGACCACCTTGAGTAAACGCATCAATCGCTCGCTGTTGGTCTCCAGATAGTGACTGGAACATTCCAGCTTGACGGTCAATTAAAGAATCACGAAGCTGACCCAAAGCTGATTCTCTGTCTCTTCCTGCACGTGACCTAATGCCTTGCTCCATTGAGCTTCTTATAGTGGTGTTTCCTAGTCCACGTTTCTGAGCTTGAGCATCTGCCGCTGCTAAACCGGTATCTAAAGAATCTTGGTATCGGTTTTGTATTTCATTTCTAGCACCTTCGCCAAGGCCACGAAGCAATCCCATTCCCGTTCCTAGCCTACCGCCATAGCGTCTTCCAGCATCTGAGACCGCTGCTCCATAATCTTGGCCTACTTGTTGCCGACCGGCATCAAAGCGCTGACCAGTCCGCCCTTGTGCAGCCTGAGAAAGACCGCCAATACCAGCAATGTTAGCACCAGTCATGTCGCTTAGCTCTTGCCTAGCTCCACCAAACTGATTCATTAAGCCAGCCAGCCTTCCTTGGCCTCGCTGCTCAATCCCTGCACGACCTTGGTTGAAGGCTTGCTGTGTTTGCCCTATATCGCCTGCTGTTCTTTGGTTGATGTCACCACGCAGATTACCATACATGTCTTGTATGTCTGAACGGTCTTGTCTAGCGTCTGCTATTAACCCTTCTCTGTCGCCAACAATTTCTTCATAGCGTTCAAGGTTTGCTTGCTTACCTTCATCGTGAGCTTTTTGGTACTCACTCATCACCCACTCAAGAAGAGTTGCAGGCCCTTGCGGTTGATTGTTGTTATCTAAATCAGGGTCTTGCCACTCAGCCTTTCCCCATGGAAGTCGTGGCCCCATGTACTGTTGACCGGATTGGTTAAACAAATGTCGTGCTGGATTAAACCAAGACATGTTATTTGCCCCTGAAGCACCCATCCATCCACCGCTAGGCAAGCCATCCCAAGGCCATGGATTTCCAGCTGGATTAGTGTACACATTTCCACCGGGGCCTTGGACTGCTCCCGGTGCAAAGCCCATATTACCGGGATTTTCCACAGCCGGAGAAACGGTGGTGTCACCAGCACCAACTTGTGCTTCAGGGTTGAACGCGCCACCAAAGCTCTGGTCTTCTACAGGAAGACCATCAACAATATTGTTGTTGTTTTGAGGTCTTGTGTTATCAGTGTTTGAGTTTGCTTCTGGTTGGGAAGCTGGTACGCCCTGAGATTCCTGAGGCTGTGCGCTAATAGGAACAATTTCTGGTCGGGTATTAGCACTAACATTCGGTTTATCAACAGGTTTATTAACAGGTTTATTAGCACTGCCTGAAACAACTGCATTTTCTCGGTCTGGCTTTCCATGCGGGTCTGTTACTGCACCAGACTTTGCTCTCCACTTCTTGGCTTCAGCAGAATCTTTTAGCTCGCCGTTAATAACCTGAGCCATGACAGACTGGTTAGAAATGCCCATCTTGGAACCATTACTAGCCATCTTGTACAATCCACCACGACTGTCTCTATAGACAGGCTGGTTGCCATAGAACCCTTCAAAGGTATCGTCGCCCCTACTTTTAATAGCAGCGTTTTTAAGAACCTTAGGGTCAGTTGCTGGTGCTTTCTTTTTATTGTTTGCAACATTCTCACGGGTAGTTGGTGATACTAAAGGCATATCTTCTTCCTTATTTGGGGCTGGCTTGTTCCAGTTTTCCCAATCTTTTTCTGATGCGTGAGGATACTTTTTTTGAAATTCTTCAAGTGTCTTTGGTTCGCTTTGAACCTTTGGGGTTTCACTTGTCTTGGGAGGCCAAGGTTCACCAGCTTTCCATGTACCTGCTTTTTGAGCAGCTATCTTAGCTTGAGTTTCTTTCATTGCAGCTAATGCAGAAGTCTTACCCTCAGGAGTAGAGGTTGCCTCCGCCATTCGCTTTTTAGCTTCTTCAAGATTCGCTTTGCCACCGTCATCCTTGACCATATCCTTTGGGTCAACTTTAGGAGCTGGCTTTCCATCTAAAGTAGTAAACTCACTTGGGTCGTATTTCTTTTTTCCTGAACCGTGTTTTCCACGCTTTGCAAATCCGGTAAGGCCATCAGAGCTAACAACGTCATTTACGAAGTGAGTTTTCTCTTTACCCTTTAAGGCTTCATACATGTCCTTTATGGACTTGGCTAAATAAACATTACCGGGGGCTACGTTCTTTGCCTTAGTTCCATCGTTAAGGTTTCCACCCCAACGGTAGAAGCCATATTCTTTACCATCCTTCCCTTTGAAGAATAGCTTAGATATTTTTTCCCAGTCTTTATCAACAGCCATTACCTGCGGCCTCCACGCATTGCAGCTAACATTTGCATAAGATTTCTAAGACCACCAATTTGCCTTGACTGGCCACCATACATCATAGGATTGTAACCACCCATGCGCCCCTGATTACGTGCAATGCGAGGCCCTTGCTGAGTAAGCTGATTGTTGATGTTTGTATTACCTTGATTAAATGTCATTGCAGGTTGGCGGCTTGGATAACCTCCCATTGACCCAAAGTTAGACATTCTTCGAGGTGTTCTAGGAGTCGGCATCCCCGGACTTCTTGGATAATTGCTCGTTCCACCGTATGGACTCAGACCTCCAGTATCGTAAGTCCCACGCCCTCCAGACATAGGAGGAGCTTGGTTCATTCCTCCTTGCGGGGATGCGTATGTTGGTCTGCTTGTTCCGTAGTTTCTTAAACGGGCTGTTGAATTTGGGTCTTGATATTGTCCTGAATCTCCTGCACGTTGAGATGCTCTCCATGCTGCTTGGTCTTGTTGCCCTCGTGATTGCACCATGCCAGTTCCTCTATTTGCTGGTGCCATCATATTGGCTTGCCGATTACCTCTACCAGTAGTTGCATTGATAGGCCCTCCGTTTGGAAAAACAGGAGGTCTTAATGGACTTTCTTGCAATGGGCTGCGGCCTAAAGGTGTTGGCGGCCTAGATGTATTAGGCATAGGTGGACTGCCTTGCACTGGAGGCCAAGGATTTCTATCAGGGAAGTTGGGAGCCTGTAACGGACTTTCTTGCAGTGGCCCACCGGGGATGCGAGTTCCACTGTTTCTTGGCCCCGGAACCGGAAGTGGATTTGTTGGCCCCATTGGGTAATTACCTACGCCGCCTCCCATTGGAGTGCTGTTAGGAAATGTAGCAACGGGGCCTGACATATTTCCACCGCCCATTGGTGTAAAATTAGGGAAAGTAGCAATTGGTTCGTTCATTCCACCCATTGGTGTTTGGTAAGGCATTCCGCCCGGCTGGCTTCCTCGACGACCTTGATTGTAATATTGATTTGGCATATCCATGATTAGCTCATTTGGGTTAATGTTTCTTCGTACCAGTTACCACCGTAAGCTACACACAGCTTAACCGTGGAACCACCGCCGCCATAAAGCAAGACAATTTCGCCGTCGGCTGGATTAGTATTCAAATCTGTTGAGTCAGTTTCATCGCTAGTAACTACAGGTATTACAGTGTTCGCTGTAAGTGTAACCGTAGAAGCAGGAGCCGTTGAAAGCTGATTGCTTAATCTACGTTGCCTAGAACCATGCGAAGGGTCTCTTGGTGCATTGCTTAATACTCCCATTACCATTGCCTCGCTCTTGGCCCATCGAAACTATTTAACTCTACTCCCATAAACTCATACGACCATGCTTGGTTGTCTGAGTTATTTTGGAGCTTAATGAAAATATCATGCCCCATTGCTCTTCTTCTCTCACTCTTATTCCGACCCGCTGAAAACGTACCAGTAAAATCAGCACTACTCAAAGCATGCGCAGCCTGAGCAGTCTCAGCTCCATAGATACCAAAAGTAACATCATTGCTTCCGGTGCCTAAAGCTGTCTTTAACTCAGTCAGCATTAATTTAGGTCTTCCCTGTAACTGACAAGGCCCAAGATAGACATAACTGTCTATTGCTGTTCCATCATCTGACTTAGATGGAGTGTCGTAATCAAACTTCCTTACATACCCATCTTGACCGCCTAGGAGAACTGTACGGTCAGATGCGGAATCTCCATCAAACGTGTGAACGCTAATTGGGTTATGGTCATTATTTCCAAACTTGTCGGGCCACCAACTTTGATTACGTACATCGTAGTAATAATTAGTTGTAGCCCCTCCTCCTAAAGGAGTTAAGAAAACATATACACCCCGTTCTCTGTCAGACCAAACCATACGAACTAACGTAGTGTTAGCGTTGTATTGATTCATCCTGTCTTGGATTTGTTGCTCAGTAATATTTACTGGAGCTTGACCCGGCTGCATACGATACACACCACCACGGCTTCCAAAGAAATACAGAACACCTTCAGGTGATTTGCAATATGGCCTACCGAATGGTGCGCCAATGCTAGAACTGATTAAATCAAATCGACCACCAGCAGCAGGGTCACCTGTCATTTGCCAAATGCTATGGTCTCCAAAGATGATGAGAATGTCATCGTTGTAAGGACACATTGCATTAACAATGTCTTGAGATTTACCTGCTTCAGCATTGTTACCGGCAACTGCTTGAGTTTGTGTCTGCACAGTTGGTGAATAGTTCCAGTTGGTTGGGTCTCCAACCGCACTCATGAACCAGTTATGTGGGTCACTGCTAATCCCACTCATAACAATGCGCCCATTCCAAGACTCAATAAGCCTTGGTTCATTTCCGCTATCTACAGGAAGAGAGCCTGAAGATGCTGTCCATGTAGAAACAGTATTAGTAGAGGCTGTCCATTTTTTAGCGCTAGCACCATCGGCAAAATAAACATTGCCAAACATTTCAGCACTAAAGATTGCAGGCACAGAAGAAGACAACGCACCGCTACCATTGGTAGCTGTAGTAAAGCCACTTGTTGTAACTTTAGCTACAGTACCATTAGTAACTGCATAATTATAGACAGTACGCGCACCCACTTCTGATTGGTCAGAAGGGGTGTCTCTACCTACAACTTGGCCGATGTCTTGGACTTTGCCGTCCGCAGTTCTGGCGTTTACATACTTTGCTAACCCAGCACGCTGACCACCCCGAGACCGTCCTGTCCCGGGGTCGTAAGCTCTAACGTTCTGGCAATCAACTGTAGTACCACGAGGTTGCGTTTCATAACCCAGCGATTCAACGAGTCCTTTCGTCGGCCAAGGCATATCAAACCTTGTCCGATTACGACCCATTAGCTCATCGCTGCTCCGTTATTAGCAATTGGCGACCAGACAATATTAGCACCTTTGTTAATGCTCATTAGCACCAACAAATCTCCAGCGTCGGCCATTGTTGCTGTAGTTTCAGTACCCGCACCACTGTTCAGGATTTCGCTTCCCGCACCAGTGATAGCTACGTCGCCGCCGTCAGTCTTAAAGCAAATAGCTAAGATAATCCCTGCACGCTCTGGTGAGGCAATTTTTCTGGTTTCTGATGCGGCAGTTACGATAGAACAAATGCCAAGACTTCTGTCTACAGCAATTGTTCCAGCATTACCGGGGTCTACAATCTCCAACTCAGGTTCACGAGCTAGCTGTTGTAAGATATTATGTCCACTCATTTAAGTTCTCCTATGAGCTTGTGAGATGCAGGTCTACAACCCCTGCGTTATTTCCAAGTAATTTAATGTAGGCAGCACCCTTTAGTTCAGCGGGTAACGGCCAAGCCTTTTCAACAGCTACTGTATCCTGCACAGCACCTGAGGCGTTCTTTAGTTCGTAGTAAGTCCCACCCTCTGTAGATGAAACATAGTAATTAAGTGTTGTTGTGGGGCTTGATGAGTCGGGGTGCAAAATTAACACACCTCCGGTAAAGCCCTTAAAAACGATAGGGTCAGAATCACCGATGCTGCTCCCTACGGCAACTGATGTAATTACATCATTTTGTGGTGTTGTATACATGTTTCACCTATGGATTAACGTCTGAGTAATAACTGCCATTGTACTTAACAATGTCACCATTCATCGACCTGTTCTCTGCTTCTGAAATTGCTCGACCGTCACTACGGTCTGCGTTGTAACCAAGATACTCAGGACTTTGAAGAACCTTGTCATAACTTACCGAAGCAGCTAATCGTTGCTGAAATGCTGCATTGTGTATTCCAGCATTGTTATCAATCCTAGATTCAGATATTGCTAAACAAGATTCTAATATTGTTTCGGCATGGGCCTCACCACCTAAGGGGTAAGGATTGCCGGTTGTTAACTTTCCGGGCAGGGCGTGATAACGATAAGAAAGGGTATACGCCGCATCAGGTGTGGGGTATAACATCAATTCAAACCGTTGCCCATTAGAGCCATCGCTTGTCTTTGGTCTTATTGCAAAGAGCTTAGGGTCTGATTTCACCGTCCCATAATCCCGTTGCTTTAAGATTCTAATGCGATGTTCTCCCGTCAGTTCAATAGGGAACCACCTATTGTCAGTGGAAGCATATGTCATGATTCCTATCATGCCACCAAAGTTAGCAGAAAGCTGATAAGTATCAGTGCCAGCTACGGTCGTGAGAGTCGTAGTTGGTTCCATAAAACTCCACTTGTGGCTTAACCTAGCTCCCATCACCGGCGTGGGATGGTAGAACTGACGTAACCCGGAATTTATTATCTCATCAATTTGAGCTAACTCATCGCTAGACCAATTAGATGAATCACGTTCACCTAAATAATGCCAACCTACTTCTTTGCGAAGCTGAGTTAAATCAATTGATAAAGTTGATTCTGTACTTGTATCAGCAGGACTTCCGATAGTCTTAATATTAAAACTAACAGGGATTGCATTTGTATGAGTAAATAGAAGACCTACAACTGCGGCATTCATTTCCGCTGCTGTAAGATTGACGCTGTATTGACCGTTACCTTCTTCTGCAATTGAACCTGCGATGCTGGCTTGAGTGCCACCATCTTTAGTTATGTATTTTCCAATTGCACTGGCAACGCCCGTCAGAGCAGCACCTGTAGTCTTATTCACAAGACCAAAGGTGAACCCTGTTACAGCTTCGTTTCTAACAAAACTCATTTAGTAGCAACTTTCTTTTTGACCGCAGCCTTGCTCTGGCTTTTAGCAATTGAAACAATTGCAACCTGAACTTCCCAAGGCAATGGGCCACTGGCTCGTTTGTGATAAATTTCGTGGGCATCATCAAGAGCTTTTTGCTGTGCAGCATTCAAGCCTCCTAATACTTCCCTTATTTCATCTGAAAGAACTTGTATGTGTTTGTGTTCTTCTGGCATTTTCCCCTCCAATTAAAGTAAGGGTGTAGCCAGAGAATACTGACTACACCCCACTTTAGACTAACAATTAATTGTCAACCTGCTCAACTTGATAGCAAGCAACCCAGTCAACAGACATGATTGGGTCAGTTGTTCCAGCCGATTGGCAAACAATACTAGGTGTTAAAGCAACAACTGGAATGTTAGTAGTAATAGCTGTTCCAGCTTTTCCGTTGACGTAAGGAGTGATTTTACTTACTCCATCAACAATAAAGCCAACTTTTACATACGTTCCATCCACAAGAGTTCCAGCAGAACCAGAAGCACTTCGGCTTCCGGCCTTTTCACTCTTGAGGTCAAGTGCTGTACTGTTAATCATTTCAAAGCCGATATGATTATCAGATGCGTTTGCACCACTAGCAATAATGCCAGTTTCAACATCTGAAAGTCCGACAAATGCCTGAACAGTAGTTGACCCGATGTCGTCCAGCTTGATGCGTGCTTCAAAATAAATCTTAGCACTTGCATTAGGCACAAACGCTGCTGCACCTGTTGCTCCACCATACTGAATTTGAATACCTTGGTGGTTAGTGCTTGAAGCACTATCCAACTCAAGTACACCACCTTTGGCATCTGCTAATGTAGCAGTACCAGCAGATGCTTGAGTTGCAATCCAAGGAGATTCGTCATTGAATGACAAAAAGTCATCCAAGATTCCAAACCCTTCGCTGATTCCACCGACTGCCAATTCAGCCAATGGAGCCTGTGCGAAGATGTTTGGGGAGAGGCCACGCAATTCCTTGCCTACCCCTCGTTGCGGTTTGAGGTATAAATCACCCATCGTTATAAACTCCTTTCTGAGTCAATTAGGCTTGGTAGCCAACAAAGAGTTTACGGCGGTTGTAACATACAAAGTTACCCCATGTGTCCATATGGACTTCACGGACAGTGTGTTGCTTTGCTGCTTCCTTAGGAGCATGGCGAAGCATTTCACGGCCTTGCTTGAAGAACCATTTGAATACACGGTGATTTACTCCGTAGAACGGATTGGAACTGTCGTTGTTCTGAAGGTAAGGAACCCAAATGATTGGATTACCCTTCAGGGTCACGGCACCAGCATACTTGGCAAGGTCAACACCTAGGTTGTCATTGCGTGATTCAAGTAGCTTTTCCAAGCTCGACTGCACGTTGTAGGTTGTGTAGAACGCCCAATCGGAATCGGACTTTCCACCGCCTAGTTCAGCGTACTGTTTAGGAGCCATAAACTGAGTAAACTCACACGCTTTACGTGCTTTCTCTACTAAGTCATCTCGTGAACCAGCACTGGTGTAATTAAACGACCAGTTCTTCCAGTTCGGTACATCTGATACAGCAATGCCACCAGCACCAGCCGAAAACCCAGATGGGTCTCCACCAGTAAATCCACCGGCAGGTGTTGTTGCAGATTTCTGAATCCAGAAAGGAATACCAGATGGACGACGAGGAGATTGGCTTGAAGATGAAGGTGCGCTCCAAAGAGCCTCTTCCATCAATTCAAACCAGTCGTTGTACATCGAATGTTCACGAATCTGGAGTTCACGAATAATAGTCTCACGGTCAGACTGCATAGCATCTTCGTCTACATCGTAGCTGAAGTTGACCGTACTTTTAGTCCACTGCTGTTTCGCTTCAGTTGTCAAATCTTTAACAGCTGTAGCATCTACGCTATACAGTTCACTAAATTTAGCCGTACCTGTGTTGCTTGTTTGAACCTTCCAGTTCAACTGAACACCACCACGTACAGGCTCACGGGTACTTCCACTCAAAAACTTCTGCGCAAAAATGTGGTGTTGCTGGTCAAGAGACAAGTCAATCCACTTCTTCTTCTTGAACTGGTCAAGAGTAAGATTTACGAAGTCATCGAGCTGGTCTGGTAATAAAGCCATACCTCGATTTCCTTATGTAAAATTACAGACTTCCATTTTCCCGAAGTGCATTTTCATAAAAGTCTCTAAGGATTGGATTGTCTACTGGGTCGTCACTTGCCGCAGGTGCGGGTTGACTACTCAAAGACGCTCCAGAACCAAGTCGCCTTGCTGATGCTGCACGTAATCGGTCGTTGGATTTCTGTACTGATTGTTGTTGAATTTCATTGTAAAAAGTCATGTGATACGCCTGCTGAACTAAATCGTCCATAGCAGGTACATCCATTCCTTGAGCTTGATAACCTGTCGCAAGTAATGACGCTTGGTCATAGACCTGCTCCATATTCTTTGCTTGTAGGCTATCTTGTTCAATTGATATATAGTCGCCCTCTCCAAACAAACCGGGATTTCCCAGCTTTTGAATAGACCTACTAAAAGTATCAATTTGGCTTTTAGCATTATCTTGAACCTCTTGCTGATGCAATTGGTCTACATAATACTGCTGTGACTTAATAACCTCATTAAGATTATTAATCTGGCTATCGTAATGCTGCTGCATATTGTTAGCTAAACGATTAATCGACTCTTTAAGGCCATCGTCGTAATCATCGCTCAAATCTATACTGAACGAATCATTAACATCTTCCTCCGGCATTTCATCAACGGAGCCAGCTTGTTGTTGCTGTTGCCCCTGATACCACTGATTCCACTCTTGCAACTGTCCCTGAGTCTGACCAACAACCTCAAGGGCGTTTACAAGTGCTTCGTCCGAACTATACTTGGTCGGGTCTAGTCCGTAGTACCTAGCGGCTCTATCTAACTCCACTCTAGGGAAGTTAGTTCCAGTGGATTGCTCAACACTGTTATCTACATCTTCAGAAGTATTCTCACTATTTCCAATATCACTTTCTGGTTCTGGGGTTGTTTCCACCTCAGAATCAGGCAAATCATATTCTGCATTTACTTCATCAATAACAGACATATCACTGTCTGTTAGTTCAATTACTTCATCTTCTTCGCTCATAATCCCCTCCTAAAAACTCCGAGGCGCACCGTCACCATAACCTGCGTCACGGTCGTATAATCCTCGGTGGGCTAAGTATTTAGCTCGCTCTTTCCTGCTGGAAAAAACAGCTGTTCCATCGCTTTTGAAATCCACCCCAGTAAAACCGTGGTCTTTGGCATCCTGCCTAAACTCATCGGTTTGACTGGAATGGACTGACGCTGCCACACTAGACAAGCCCGAAGACCATCCATTGGCACCGAAGTTCCTGTCCACTTTCTTTTTGTTCTCTTCACCAAACTTTGGTGCAGGCGTATCATGCCAATCAAGAACACCGTCTTTATTACGGTAATAATATTTGTTCCTAGCCATTAGTATTTTTTACTCCTGACTTTCTTTCCTGTTTTTTTAGCGTGCCGCTTTGCAGCAGCCTTGCCTTTTTTTGTATAAGCAAATTTTTTTCCACCTACTTTAGGCATACTAATCTCCTTTAATTTGCAGGCTGTCGCCCCATCATATTTATCTGCTGCTCAGTCGGCTGACTGCCAGCTAATACTTGTTGCATTACATTAGCTCTTGCACCAGAAGTTCCTCCAGTTGGAACACTTCTTCTAATACTCTCACGCACAGAGACTTGAGGTTTTTCAGGTGGTTCAGCAGGATTTGCAAGAGGCCTATCTTGCTTAGGCTCTTCAAACTTAACAATGTTCTTTAATCTTGGAACATCCATTAGTTCTGCGTAAAGCTCAATTAACTCTTGAGCATCAATCATTCCTCCAGCTTCTTGTATGTTAGGTAACATTGGTAACACAACGCTCTGAACGAAACCGGTAATGTTTTGTATTCTTTCTGAAGGTGATTTATAAGCCATCGAAAATGGTTCAACCGCAAAGTTGTACTGCAAGAAATTACCTTCTCTTAGCTCTGGAGTCCAAGTGATGTCAAACTTGTAGCCATTGATTTCTCTTTCTTCCGGCATTTCTTGGAATGGGTCATTCCATAAAAGCCAACCTAAATCACTGCAAACCTTTTCGGTAAACTCAACTACACGATATTGCATATTGGCTTCACGTTTTGAAACAGCTCCGTGTATAAGTTTGTCTTGGGTAGCTGTGTCAGAACTTGGGCCTAGACCCGCCATGGCTTGTAAATTACCAGCCATTCTGTCAAACAATTCCTGCATAGCATAATTAAACGACATGTTTCCTTGGTCTACTCCACCCATCTTTAGCACGTTAACTGACTCGGGATTATTTACCTGAGTCCAATCTCCGTCATCTGCACGTTGCAACCTTCGTGCATCATCGTGCGAACCTGCTTGGTAGAAAGGAATGTCTTTTTGCCGCTGGGCTTGTCGCTTTTGCTTTCGCAACAAACCATTCACAATGTCAAACAGTGGCTTCAGATTCATAGCAGGAGACACACCTAGAATCTGGTCTGGCACTTCAGCGGCAAGATTGAGGATATGGAACGGCCCATTTTCAGGGCCATCCCAATCCACAACTCTAAGCGGTTCAGTGTTTTTACCATGACACATAGTAATCACTTTGTTTTCTGACGGGATGTATATGTCGATTAGCTGCACATTGGGGACAAACTCATCACCGTTAGTATTGCGAGTCATGTTACGCATGGGATGCTCACCATCGTCATCGTGCATGGAACGCATGTCGTAAGTTTCGAGTATTTTGTTTACAGCTTTTTTGTTAAACGATGATTCGCTTTTTAATTTCTCAACACTTATTCTGTATTTGTTAGCAGCAAATCTTTTCTTTTGCCAGCTAGGAGCAGAGGTGTCGTATATAAAGTCATCAAAAGAAATGCTTTCAGCAAATGGTTTGCCGGGGTCTAGCCACTCATCTTCACCTTCGAGCTGAACAAGACCGGCATCTGCCGTATAAACTTTTATTGTTCCAAGAGAAAAGAATGCTTCAAGAACTGCTGACTTTAGTGCTTTTTCTAAATGTATCTCTTTTATTAGATTATTAGTTGCTTGCTGAAAAGTATGAGCAAACCAGCTTAGTTCAGGGTATTTAGATGTCACTAAGATACGTGGTCGATTTGCAGACAGAGACATAGAATATGTTTCTGCCGTCTGATACATCAGGTTTGAGATAACCTCTAAATCACTTGTCGTGTTTGTTCCTGAACAATAATGCGTACCGGTATAGTCACGAATAAACTTCTTTCGCATTTCACGAAAAGGCTTTAATGAATCCGAAGAATTCTTAACTGCCTTTAGTAATTTATCTCTTCCGCCTTCTTGGTTGAAATTCATTATTACCATCCATCGTTTAATTCTGACGCAACTAAAGCATCGTATTCTTTTAATCTGTAAGCCATGCTTCCACGAGGCGCTTCTGAAAACTCGTCAGTCTGCACAGTTGTATCGGCTGGTCTATCTACCGCACCATGCCACGCTAATGCGGCAGCAATTACTCGGTCACCATGAGCTTGTCCTTTAGAAGAGTCGTCTTGGGTCTTAATGCTTCTACTGTGAACAACCTTACCGTCTTTATAAATGTATTGACGACACTCATCTAAAAGCCTATCGCTTCTTATTATGTACTCTTTTGATTGTATAGCCCCAGCCATCTTTCCCAAAAGAGCGAGTTTGTTTTTGTCGTTTGTAAAGAAACCCGGATTCTTTGTTTTCTTACGATAGGCCCTACCTTCTAGCTCACGGTAATAGATGTTTCCATATCCAATATCAATTATCTGCCTAGTAAAAGCACCACCCGGCGCACCGTTGTGTTCCCACACTAAATACGCTTTATGGAACCAATTGCACATAGCCACAACCAATTCAGCAAAATCATCCGGCCTTATTGTGTTCGAGGCAAATTCGGCCACTTGCTCACCTGTAACGCTATCAACCACAACAGCAACAGAATTAGAGCTATAGCTCCCCCCAAGCCCGGCAGCAATATCGCAACCGATAACATAATCGCCAGTGGTAACTGGCGCTCCCGCTGAAGAACGCAGACACCATAATTTAACCGGCCCATTCTCCGTCTCTTGGTAATCAGGGGAAAACGACTCGCCATCATAATACAAAGCACCAACAGAATAAGGTCGTAAAAGATTTCCTTTAGCTGTTTCATACAGTTCTTTCCCAAAAACTTGGTAATCTGAGCCGCCGTAATCTCTATCTAATTCCTGTGCAATAGACTGGGGTGTTGCACCGGGACGACGACATTCATCATCGTAATAAGGGCTTCTTGTTTTTCCATCTAAAACAAATTTATAACCTTCAGGAAATTCATACTTGTCATCAAGAACTTTCAAAACTCCGTCAGTTGAAGTGTACATACCTACTCTTCTATCAGGATGTTCCTTCCAATCCATGATTACTTTAAGCATGTTTGATTCTTGGTGCATTACATCATAGTAGGCACCTGCTCCACCCTTAGGTGTTGACACAAACATTCGACTATCTGTTGCGTGCTGTGTCGCAGATAACGACTTATAATCATCCCCTTTTGGAAATGCAGCGAATTCATCTATAGCAATAGACTTTTTACGACCACCTCGGAAAGCATCTTCTGTGGTACTAGCGCCTTCAAACGAAGAACCGTTTGTCCTGTTTTCCATAATCATTACAGAGCGATAAACTTCTGGTTTCATCCACGAAGGCAAGCCACCTTTATTACCATCACCATCTAACAAAAAGTCTAGCTTCCACATTAATGTGTCTTTCTTACCCGGCTTATCTACCAAGTCTGCGGTACGAGACATAATGCCAAAGCTACTAAAGTCATTAAACATCCAGTGGTAAAAGTACAACGTAAGAAACATCCACGTCGCACCTAAGTCACGAGACTTTTCAATACCAATATCCTTGTTTCCAAGCGCCTCGTTCATTTCAAGAAAGGCTTTATCTTGGTATTCGTAAGTCCTAAATGGGATAACATTGCTTGATGTGCCAACTAATCGGCTGCTTCGTGGTTCATATAGCCAACAAAAAGCGTTTATGAAAAACAATATGTCATGCTTACAAGCAGTCCAAAGGATTCTTTGTCGCTCTGGAGTGTCTGCCCATTGCAACAAATCTCTTCTGTATTCAAGGTTTCCTACTAAGTCTTTGGGTATTTGCTCGTACAAGCCCATTAAACTATTAGCCCCCTACCTTAATGTCACGCAGCATTTCTTCAATCTTTTCTATTTGCATGTCAACCGCACGCATTGATGTATCCACTTCTTTGCTGGAGTTAATCTTCAGCTGCTCCCTAATTACCTGCTCCATGAACTTAGTGGTGTTACCAACAGCCCACACCAACATAGCCCAAGCCCCCGGAGAAGGTGCTTCCTCAGGACTAATAAGCCACTCCTCCTGCTCACCCTTACACTTGTGCAGGTTATGAAACACAAAAGCAACATCATCAGGCAGCTCTGAACCATCAACATCAAAATCAGCTAACTGCTTAAATACGTCTATCTGCTCCCTCTGTATCTCGATAGACTCCCGATGTCTTCTCTCCTCATACTCTTTTTCAAACACCTCGTCTTTAGCACGGAGCCTTTCGTAATCGGCACCTTTGTATCCCATCTCTTTACAAGCGGCCATAGTCGCAGCCTTAACAGACTCACCCATCCCCTTGTACTTGTCATACCAAACCTTCCATTCAGGATACTTACCCTCCTCTTTCAACCTATCCATAAACAATGAATATCCCGGCTTGCGACGAGTTGTCTTTTTCTTGGCCATTATTCCCCCCAAGTTATTATGGTTTTCTGCACAGGCACTGCGTTTGCATGTGTAATCATTAGCCCAATTACAGAAGCGTCTGTTTCAGTAGCCGTTAGATTAAACGACCACTGACCGTTTCCCTCGTGTGTGGCAGAGCCACTTAACGTGCCTTGAGTTCCTCCGTCCTTTGTAATCTTTAGAGTTGGGGTGCCACTGGTTATAGCAGAGCCATTGTCTTTATTTACCAGAGCCACGGTAAACCCAGTAATAGCCACACCCCTTTTAAACTTATCAGCCTCTGATACATTCCCTATCAGGTGATTCGATTCAAAGTAATAGTGAGTAGTTGATGCTGCCGCACCCATACCCCGAGTGACAATAAACTCAACTGTGTTACTGCCGATAAACCCCGGCCCTATAAGGTCTTTAATCGGCATTAGCTGGCCCTTGTTCTGCTAGTAGGGTTACTTGCATCGTTAATCGTCCATGTCATAGCTGTCGTGCTTCCATCCAGTTTCTTCCCTGTAATAGTCGTACCACTAACAGCGAATTCACCTACTGCACAGTAAATCATGTACAGCAATTGAGCAGGCGTAGCCGCAGCACCGTCACTAGCATAAGCCTCGGTCTGTGCAGTCGTCCACATAGCATCCATTTCTGCTTTGGTAGGTGGGTCATAAGCATTTAGAGCATCAGCACACTCACTCTGTACTTCAGCGTCCCAGCTACTATTCCATGGTATAGCGGACAATCCAGCCCCTGCGGAACCTATCTCAGCAGTATCTGCCAGTATTCCATCTACTATCAAATCTAATCTACCGCCGTTCGCCCAATCCGTTTGCAACTCGTTAGTATCCGCAACAATTGCTGCAAGTTTAGTGCTATTACTATCCATTTCAGCACGTATTTCAGCAACAGTAGGTGCCGAACCTCCACCACCTGTTGTCCAAGCAGAGTCACCCCTATCCCGTAGGGCCTGTAAACTTTCTGTAGTATTTACATAATCATCCCAATCAGCAGTAGATTCCTTACTGACCAGCTTAGCGATAATAGAGTTGTCTGTTACGTCCGAGCCAGCTACAGAAGCTGATACTAGATGGTCTAAACCATACGTCTCTATAGCCGCATCACAAGCAGCATTTATCTGGTCAGTAGCGTCAGAACCTTCAATCTGAGTCACATTAACGCTTAACGTGTCCTGCACACCGTTGATGTGGTTATTACTATCTACAGTAGGCAAGCCACCATTTGCAGCAGGTGCAGCATCTGGAAGCCTTTCAAACTGTATGCTAATCGGCAATACGACTATATCAGATGTAGTGCTTTTACCTGCTAGCATCCCGATATTGCAATTAGCTTCTGCTGCGCTTATAGCTACTTTGTACACACCGGGGCAATTAGCGGCATCCACTTCCGTCACAGTGTTTGTATCAAGTGTTTCAACTGTACCATCTTTTATCCATTTGACAGCAATATTGCTTGCATCACCTGTTTTCCCTGTATTGGCACTAGTGTCCCAAGCCACAAAGGTTACTGTCATTGCTACGTTTCTTGTCGCCATTATGTACTCATCCCGTTAATAAATAGGGTTACTGGTATTTTCGCTGAAGAGCCTCCACCACCGGAAGCGTATTCAATAACTAAATCAGCAGCTTGGCTAGCACTTGAATAGTCGTATGAACTAGCGTTCCAATTATATTGACCGGCATACGAAGGTGTCTGAGTTACAACGGCCAACATCATCGCGTTTCCACTCGACCATCCCGAACGGTCTACAATCTCTTGTACTATAGTTTTAATGTCGGGGCTAGTTTTCTGAGCAGAACCTACACTAGGTGTGAAATTAACATTTGCCGAAGTGAAATTACTGGCTGCCAATTCGCTGCCAGAAGAAGGTGCTGAAGCATTATCTGCATCAATTCCGTGAATCACTAGTGGTGTGGAAGAATAGCTTGATTGATATGGCTTGAAGTACGCTGATGAGATTGTTGCACCTTGCGCAATAGTAATATTCTGGAACCTAAAGAAACCCAAAAAGTGTGTTGCGTAATTCGGCCAGTTATCGTAATCTTCTTGCCCACCTACTATTACATTTGAGCCGCTCGTACTAGGACTACCCCAGCCTGAGGTTGGAATAGAATCAGATGATGTAGACTTAGTTACGTAACCATCATCTGCACTCGCAGACACTGTAAATGTAGTGGTAGTTGTACTCATTCGTCTTCCTCGTCTTCTAAGCCTACATAGTTCGCCTCAAACTTCTCTCCGCAGTGCTTACATTCTACGTCACCGGGGTACAAAATAAGCTCCGCCTCATCGCTAACCAAATGCAAAAATTGCTCCAGTTGAGCCGCCTCAAGGTGTATACAGCGGTCAAAATTCTCCCTGCCGCACTCAGGACAGTCCCAACGAAGTGCGTTAAATAATTCTACTTTCTCAGCCATCACAAGCTCCTTAACAACAGTCTAGGCTTATGAGAGCTACATAGGAATAGAAAAATGGTTCTGCGAGTTTTGGAGGCTATACGCTACCGGTACTTTCAATGGGGGTGGGGGGCTGTTTCATTTCTATAGCAATCCCCCACACACCAAACCACTTCACTGCTAGGGTTATTTGCTGGTACAGGCAAATCGACGATAACCATTGCAGGCAGGGAAAGCCCTAGCCTAGCAAGTACCACCTACCGAGTACAGCAGGCAAGGCACCCACGCTACATAGACTATCAACCACATAACTCTCAAAGGACTAACAATGACTATTCGACTCAAGGACACTGAACGCAGGCATTGGCTTAATTCGGCCTATGCTCGTTTCAGTCCCCACCAAGAATACAGACTGCCAAACGGCCTAGTGTTTACTGCTACCGTAGGATACGACTGGCTCACTACACTGGTCAAACAAATAAAAGTGACTAGAGCAAGTAATAGCACACTACCAGCACTCGCCGACATGCTAACAGCAATTAAAGCCTGTCACCCACTAGGCACCGAGATAGAGCTGATTGACCAAACCGAGGGACATGAGAAGCGTAGCCCTAAACGGCCACAGAATCTAAGAATGAATCACTGTGACAAACCAACGGACAAACATGCTAAAGCCGTCAAAACGTACGACACGCTAAAGGCTAACAAGCTACAACACAAACTCAACCAACTACTAGCAAGCTAAAGAAAGGGCATAAAATGCCAACACTACTCAAAAAATCTACCAAAAAATACTCAACCGCATGGCTAATTGAACAAGCATTTGAAACAGGACTAGCAGAACGTAAAAGCCCCACAAAGTGGAAGGACTCACTACGATTCATTGAGTCGCATAGAAAACACCCTGCACGGGACAGAATTCAACGAGCTTACCAACTAGGTAAGTCAGCCGAATAAATCTTCTGACCTGAACGGAATACTTCAAGGGTTCAAGTCCCCATCAGGTCACTGTTAACTAGAAACTAGCCATAAAACAAGGACAATAAAATGGCAAGACGTAGACCAAGTGAACGACCTAAACTAAACAAGTGCAAAGAAACAAGCACTTATGTACTAGAAAATATGAGGTCACATATTCAGATAGCTAAGACTTCAATCCATATGTTAGACGTTACAACGTCCGACTTTGATTACGAGCTTGGCAAAATAATCTATCAACTGAACAAGATAAAACGTGCAGTTGATACACAATATGACAACGTAATGTCTAAGCGTTTACTAAAATCAGTGCAAAGTATTAATGAGGACAAATAAAATGAGTGACTTTAACCTAAAAGAATTCATGACGGATATGACCTTACTACATATCAACAATGACCAAGAATATAAAGACTATGTAATGAGTCGAGTAAATAAATCTGTGCTAGTGCTAACATCACGGAACAAGTTGACGCGTGACAGATTAATTTATCGTGTTGGCAATGAGATTGAGCAGTGGTTTACCTCACTAGCCTATGATGTAAACGACAAGGTTGATGAGATGTCTGACCGTAAACGTAAAACCTCGTCGGGCATTGACAGTCTGGTACTCAAGACAATAGGTGAACATCTAACACGTAGCATTATCAACTTAGACTATCGCCGAATAGCTATACGTATGATTGATGACTACATCGATGACACTAGATATGACCTTGAATTAAGGGTACGGTTATACATTGGTTTGGAATCAATAACCGCCTAACACTTTCAATCCTGACTGGTGTTGAGACTAGGGTTCAATTCCCTAGCAGGATTCTGACTAACATGATTTGTCGCTACAACACTATGCTGTATAGTATATGTAGTGGACAAGGACTAACTCTTAAGCAAGGGACTATTAACTATGACCGCAGAATTATCTGTATATGAACGTGGCACTAATGCTCAACGTGCTAAGTATGACCAACTCAAGCAACGTTGGGATAATGTGGATGCACCTTTGCAAGGTATCGCGTCGGACTACTGGACTGTAAAAGTATCAAG